CGCTGACGGGCGCAAAAGTCTACCTAAACTTTCAGCCGTCCGGCGATACAACCACATGGCGCAGCGAGATCAGCGGTGGTGTGCTGGTGCTCGACGATAAGGCGCTAACTGTGTTCGGCCAGGCGCAGATCAAGGCGACGCTCATTGTTACACGCCAGCCGTTCTGGGAGGGCGCACGAACGCAGATTCCGCTGACGAATCCGAACGGCACCAATAACACCAGCGGGCTGACGATCAACAACGGCACAACCAACTACGCCGACATCGCCGCTGCGTCCGTCGTCGGCGACCTGCCAGCGCCGTTGGAGGTGCGGCTACGCAACACGAGCGGCGGTAACCGTGGCTATTACGGCTTCCACATTTCTAACAACACCTTTGCGCCGAGCGTGACGATTCACCTGGAGGGCGAGGCGAACACGAGCGGCTACGCAGGCACTAACTTGACCGGCGCATCCGGCGGGCAGATTGCCAATGTGACCGGCAGCAATCCGGCGAGCATTGCGTTCAATCTGCCAGCCAACACCGTCAATCAATTCGCCGGGCGCTGGGCAAGAATCCTGGTGCGCTGCGCGAGCGTGTCTTCGGGCGGCAGCGGCCCGCTTTACGGCTGGGCGCAACTTTATGACTACTACGGTTTGGTTACGCTCTACCGCACGCCGATGGCGACGCTGCGCAACGCCGTCTACATGCAAGACCTCGGCGCAATCCCTCTGCCGCCAGGCGGCAGCAACGCCAGCGGATGGAGCCAGTTGGTGCTGCGTCTGTGGTTCCGTGGCGCTTCGACTTCTCTCAGCGCTGCCATCGATTACTTCGTGCTCGCTCCCGCCGAGCAGCGCTTTTACCGCTACTTTGTGCAGCGCGGGATGCTCGTGCAAAACAACGATTGGCTGGTGGACGACGGCATCGAGGGAGCGCAATACTTGATTGAGGCGGGAGCAAATCATCCGATCTATAACACCGTCACGCCGCCGGTGCACGTTGTACCGAACACGGCGCAACGGCTTTACGTGTGGCAGGAAGGCCAAGGCGTAACGGCGGCGTGGACGATGCAGATTCAGGCGTTCTACCGCCCGAGGATTGCGACGCTATGATCCATGCGTATCTGCCCGCGGAAGATTCGCAAACGGTCTACGGCGCTATTTCGCCGGACTTGAGGCTGACCGTGCGCCGGTATCGCTCAACGGCGCGCTGGGGCTACACACTGGCGCAGATCGACGTGGACGGCCCGGAGCACGCCGTCTGGTCGGTGCTGGAGATGCTGCGCCGTCCTGTGCTCCTGGTGAACGACCTCGGCGTCGAGGTGTGGGCTGGCTTTGTCTATGAGGCGGAGGTACAGAGCGGCGCACTGCGTGTCGGTGCATCGCTCGAAAACATGGCAAATCGTGTGTCAGTAGCGTACACGCTGCGCACGCCGACCGGCTACGAGCGACGCACCAGCGCACCGCTTGATGATACTGCGTCTCAGTACCGCTACGGCATCAAGGAAGCGCTGATCACTATCGGCGAAGCGACGGCGGAGCGGGCAGCGGCGAAGGCGGCTGACGTGCTGGCGTCCTCGGCGAATCCGCCGAAACTGCCTTCGTTCGGCGGGGCGAGCAGCAAGGCAGACGGGCGACTCACCGGCACGCTGCACTGCGTTGGATGGTCGAACATCCTGAAATGGCGCAAGTATCAGCGCAGTGGCGCGCGGGTGGCGAACGAGGGACAGGCCGGGAAGACGCAGGCCATCGGCTGGCAGCTGACCAGCAGCGATGTGGTGTTTTCCAGAAAGACCGGCCTGGTGGATTTCTTCGCTCGCTTCAAGCATCTGGACGTCGGCGTCGTGCTGGCCGTGTCCGGCTCCACGTCGAACAACCGGACGTTCACCGTCACGCAAACGCAAAGCGGCGAGCGTGTCACCTATACCGCCAACACCATCTTCTTCGATCCATCGGATGACATTTACGACAACGCGCAGGGCTTCGGCTTTATCGAGGTCTGGAAGACGATCCGTATCTCCGGCAGCGCACAAAACAATGGCATCTACGAGGTGGACGGAAAGCAAAACGACGGATACTTTACCGTCACGGGCAGCAGCATCGTATCGGAAGCTGCAGGCCCCACAATCACCATTGAGCAAGGCGCTGATTTGATGGTGTCGCCTGCACCGACTTACGAATACAGCGCCAGCACGAAGACCGTCGTGCTGTACGGCCACCGCATGGCGCAATCCTTCGTCGCCACCGACACGCTGCCGATGCGTGAGATCAGCATCATGGCGGCTGTCATCGGCACACCGAGCGACACGCTGCGCGTGGCGCTGCACGCCAACAACGCCGGACAACCAGGCGCGCAGCTTGCACAGAGCACGCTGGCGGCGGCGGCCCTGCCGAATGAAGAGCCAGCGTGGACGACTTTCACATTCTCGCCGTTGGTCAACCTGACCAGCGGCACCACGTACTGGATCGTCGTCGAGCGCACCGGCTCGCTCAGCGCCACGGATTACTACAGCATCAAGACGACGCCGAGTGCCAGCGGTACGTGCCTGGCGTGGAACGGCTCGGCGTGGATCGCAAATCCGACCGGCGAGTTTGTCCCGCACATCGTGCAGTGCGTCCAGGAGACGACGGCGCAGATTGCGGCGATTGTCACAGCGAGCGGCGGACTGGCGTCGGTGCGCATCGAGGATGCGTCCGGCATTTTCGACTCGCCGGATCGCGACGGCGACCTGAGTTGCTTTGATGAAATAGACAAGCTGTTGAGCGTCGGGCGTTCTGATGGCCGCAAGCTGCAAGCCGCCATCGACAGCAATCGCAACATGCGTGTCTACGCTGCTCCGGTCGAGCCGCAGGAGAGCGACGCCAAAATCTACACGCTCAGTGGCCGGATCGTCACGGCGACCGGCAGCCAGCCGGACGCCGAGGGCGTGCTGCCAGCAGGCGAGTGGATAGCCATTGAGCGTGTGCCGCGCCACCTGGCCATTTCGCCGCTCTATGTCGATGAGGCGGAATATGCGCCGGACAGCCAGACTTACACCATCACGCCGGAGCAGCAAGCATGAGCAAGCAGGACATTGCACGACTTGCAGATGAGATTGCGCCATTTTTGCTGCGCTACTTCACGCCAGCAGCGCAAGGTACGACGATCATCCAGCAAAGCGGCGGGATAGCCGTGCACGATATCGGCGGGCCGTACCACAGCGGCACGCTCGACGACGATCAGGCGCCGCAGTTTCTGAAGACGGACGGCACACGGCAGCTTACCGGCAACCTGAGCGTCGCCAACGGCGTGACCATCGACGGCGTTGATCTGTCGGCGCACGCTGCGAATCCTTCGGCGCACCATGCGCCGGTCACCGCTGGCACGCTCATTGCGCTGAGCGGCCAGCAAGTGAGCGTGGCCAACGGCACGGCGCAATATCAGGTGCCGGTCACCGGCGCAAGTCCGTTTGCGCCGTCCTGGACGGCCTTGTCGTCTTTCGCGGGAAACGGGCTTGTGTTCTCCGGCGGACAATTCGCCGTCGGCGCTGGCGCTGGCTTGACGGTTGATGCCGACACGGTGGCACTGACGACGCCCGGCACGCTCAACGTTTCGACTACCAACAGCGCAGCGGGCAATCACACGCACGCCATTGCAACCATCAGCGATGCATCAGGCGGGCAGACCGGCATTTTGGCGTCAAGCGGCGGGGCGCTGGCGTTGACGCAACTGACCGCAACCAACAGAGTGAGAACGCCTCTGCTCGACACGGCGGCGGGCGCAAGCATGACCATTTCTCCGGCTCTTGACCTTATCCTCAATCCTGGAAGCGGGATTGTCAGAATGGCAAGCGGCGACGCAATCCAAGCCAGCACCTACGCCAGCCAGACGACCGGTTGGCGTATCACCGACTTTGGCGAAGGCGATTTTCGCTATCTCTTTGCCGACGAGATGCACGTCAAATCATTCATTGCCGACCTCGAACAAGCCCTTGCGGGCGGGCAGATTATCGCAAAGAGTGTCGCGGTGCTGGCACAAGATTTCACGCTGCCGACGGCGGGGAATTCGGCGACGCTGCGTGTGCGAGATTTGCCTTCAGCGCCAAACATGGCAGTATTTCAAAGCGGAGATTTTATCGGTCTGCGTCAATTCAGCCGGAGCGGAGGGAGTTTGTCGGTTGCTTGGGCCTGGGGCACGGTGACAAACTACGCCGACGGCGCCGGCGAAAACGAAGGCACACAGACCTGGACCTTCACCCGACACTCTGGCACGCCCGGCACGGCGTCGGGCATCATCCCTGCCGACTCGCTGGTGTTGGATTTCGGTGTCAGCGGCAATGGCTTTTATGAGGTCAATGCCATCGACGGCGTCTACGGGCAAAACAGTCCGTATGCGCAGGTCGTAACGTGGGCAACGCATCCCGCAACGCAGACCGTTCGGGCACGGCTGGGAAACCTGCGAGGCATCACGGGCGTCACGGACGAATTCGGGTTTTGGGCGGGTTCAGGCACTTCTCCTACATCTCGCTTTATTCGTGCATCTTCTTCTGCGATTGAGATTCGCAATGTGCCGTTGGCGCTGTTCGACGGGACAAATAATACGTTACTGCTCAGCGCGGGCAGCGGTAACAATGCGCCGCATCTGGCGATGGGGTCTCCGTTGCCGACTTCGCCGACAGGCGGGGCGGGTCTCTGGATGGGACTTTCCGGCGGTGCTTATCATTTTCGTGTTGGCGATCCGGCTGGACAGCGCCTGCATTGGAACGGTTCTTCGCTGACCGTTGTAGGCAGTGTCACGATTCAGAGCGGGTCGGGATACGGTAATCTGACCGACCGGCCGACGTCGCTTTATGCCGTCAACCCAGTCGAGCACGCTCAGCTTGTCACCGGCCGTAAAGTTTTTGTCGAAACATTTGACGATCCAAATTCGATTGCGCAGTGGGAGAGTTTCAGCGGAAACGGCGAGATGAGCGTTGCGTCTACCGCCGACGCGGCAGCAGGTGGCCGCATTTTGCGAATCGGAGATAATGCCGGGAACGACCAGCGCTGGTTAATTCATCGTCGCTTGATCCCGTACAAAGCCAACACTCTTTACAAAATGACCATTCGTATTCGGCGGACGGCAGGGACCGGCAAGATTTATGTCGGCATGGCCGGCGTTGCCGCAGACGGTGCGACATGGGTAAACACGGCAGGGAGCAATACAGCAACGTTAAGTCAGCATTATTTTGTTGCTTCTGACATAAGCCCGCCGCCGACTTTTACGATTTACACCGGTTATTTGCTTGGCTGGGGTTCTCCTAACGGCGGAGTAAGCGGCGGTTTTTACCGTGCTCACGCAGACGTGCGGTATATCCGACCGTTAATTATCGTTAATCATTTTAATGTCGCCGGGACAACCGACATCGATTTTGTTGAAATCGAAGAATATGATTATCCCGGTAGCGCTGGACTGTACCTCACACCGTTGTACAGCGGCTATTGGGATGGTTCGGCGTGGCGGTCATATTTTGATAACAACGGCAACTTTTATTTGAATGCCGGGGCAGGCAGTAACTTCCTGTCTTGGGATGGCACGACGCTGACGGTGAATGGGACGATCAATGTAGTGGGCGGTAACGCCGCCAAAACTGACTTGTCCAACTCGGTGATTTCGACGCTGATCAACGGATCAAGCATCCGGGTTGGCAGCGGAACGAAGAATATCGATCTGAATGGTTGGAACATCGACAATACGGAAATTGTAGCGCAAGAGAATGGCGTCACGCAGGTGCAGTTCAACTCATCAAGCGGAATTGGGTTGATTGCGAACAATACTGAACCGACAGCACCAGCAATGAGAACAATCGACTGGGGCACAGCATTTCCTGTCACGTCGAGCAATATAGTTGCCAGCATTCGATCCTACTTTGATTCATGGAATCAAATTGCCGTGACTGCACATAACTTATCGACCACGCGCGGGGCAAGAACGAGATTCGGCAACAGAATAAATGGAATGTTCAGTGCAGGCATTAGAGTCACCAGCAGCTATGTGAGTGGCGCTTGGAGTCATAGCATCGATGCATACGGCGATGTTATCGTAAACAATAATCTAAACGTATTGGGTAATACTTACGTGGCGAATTTAGATTCAACCGCTGCGGTCGGCTCGGCGTGGACAACACTCACGCTTGCCACGGGCTGGGCAAACAATGGTAGCGGATGGGCGACGGCGCAATACTGCCAATTCGGAGACTGGGTCATGCTCAAAGGACTTGTGCAAGCGACACAGAATCAGGCGGCGTTTGCGACGATTACAACGCTTCCAGACGAAATTCGGCCGGCGCAACACAGAGCTTTTGCGACGAGCGTGGGGAACAGCGCCGCTCGGCTTGATGTACTGAGCACGGGTGTCGTGCGTGTGAGTGCGGCCGTTAACAGCGGCAACGTTGTTTCGATAGAGTGTATCTATAAACGGTGAGGAGAAAAGAACGTGAGTAAAGAATTAAAAATTGAATACCGGTGGGATGAACCACAGGAAACGCAGCTTGCGAATATGATGGTCGGACAGGTTGCTCTACTGCTGCATCACCTGCGTATTCTCGTCGACTTCATATTAAACGAAATGAACGACGAGGAGCTGCAGGCAAAATTAGCAACGGCGAGGGTGAAAGGGGAGGCGGTGGGGAGCTTTCCGGCGGAGCAGTGGGACGAATGGCGCTTCACGCTGGAAGCGCTGGCCGTCGTTTTGCGGCAGAGGCCGGAGCGAAAAATCACGCAGAGACGAGAAAAAGCAGAAGGTGTGAGAGAAGAGCGACAGAAAGAAAAACAACGATGACAGAACGTATTGCTGCGCATCGACGATCTGGAAGTCGGTTTTGTGGCGACGGACGGCGGGGAAGACGAGTGACATGAATGGCGTGCGCACGCTCTTGATCTTATCTGAGCAAGAGCGTTCGATGGTGGATGAAGTGGAGCAGTTGACGTCGATTCTGCACGCAGACGTCCTCTTGCCGCCCGTGCGCAAAAAGGATCTGCTTTCTCGCAGCACGCGCTATGACATCGTCTGGTGCGTCGGGCATGCGGACGAAAGCGGATTTTGGCTCAACGAGACGGAGCTTCTCAACGCAAACGACTTTGCAGCGATCGTCCGTCACGCAAGAGCGAATCTACTCGTGCTCAATGCATGCAAAACGGAGCTGCTTGCAAGACGCATCAACTACGACGCCGGCTGCAACGTCATCGCCACAGCGGACGAGTGCGAGTCGCAGGCGGCGATGGGGGTTGCGATTATTTTTGCGAGACGGCTGAGCGAGCTTTTGAGCGTCGGCGTCAAATTCAACGACGCAGTGGAACAAGCGTTCACTGCGTCTGTGCCTAAGCGCAACGACTGGATGCTGCTGAGCAGAAATCACCTGTTGCGCCATGCCGCAGATAGCTGGCATGAGTTTGAGCGCAGATTGCGCGCGGTCGAAGAGCAAATGAAGCGCAACGCACGCCAGCATCTGTGGCTGCTCGCAATGATGCTGCTCGTGCTCGCGCTGGGACTGATCAGGTTTTAAAATCAGAAGCGCTGAAGATGGCCTGGCACGCAAACGAGATTCCGGCGCTGATCGAGGCGGCGCAGGAGGCAGCCGCCGAGTTGATGGCGGCAACGCCGGAAAATCCGGCAAGCGTCACGGAGGCCGACACGCTGATCGCCGGACTTCCGTTCACGGCATGGGAGGCGTGGGGCGCCGTGCTGGCTTCGCTGGAGCAGTGGCTGAACACGCCGCTGGAGGGTGTCGGCGCAACGCCGATGGCGATTCTATCCAGGAAGTACGTGCTAAAGGAGTAAAACGAATGAGCGACAAGAAAGTGGTGGCATTGCCACCGAAGGTGCGTGCGATGCTGGACAAGGCACTGCAGGAGCAGCAGGCGATGCAGGCGATGATTCAACAGCAGCAGCGCCACATCAACGATTTGGTCGAGGCGGCGCGTGAGATGCTCAACGTGCCGGAAGGCTGGCGCATCGAGAACACTGCGGTTGGGTTTGTGCCGCCGGAGGAGAATGCTTGATTTTTTGTGTGGAATGTGGCGTTTCCTTTTTCTCTACGCCTCAACTCGATTCATCTCCTGGATCGTCCAGTACGCACGTTCTTCCGTGATCGTGAGCGTGATCAGGTACTTCCCGGGTCGCAGGCGCGCAATGCGTGAAGCGAAACGGGAGACGCGCGGCGGCAACGTCACGACTGCACCGTGCTCGCCGCTCTGACCTGCCGAATTGTCGTCAGACTGGTTCATCCAGCGCCTCCTGCAAAGTTCGTTCGACGTCCCGAATGATCCTCGGCGCTTCTCGCTCGATCACCGCCTCGTCCGTGAGCCAGCGGCCACGATGGACACGAGCCTGCACCGCCGCACTTTGCACGAGCGGCGCATACTCCGTATTGTTGCCGACTTCGCGACCAACCATCGTCGCTGTGCGGATCGGCCTGGTTGTCCAGCGGCGGCCAAGTGTGCCGGTGCGGCGATAGCGGCTGTTTGCCGGAGGCGGCGGGTAGACTTTCATACCAGCCTCGATGCGAAAAGCGCCGCGGTCTATCGGCCCTTCCACGATGCCCAGCACGTTGCGCCCACGGCGACTCAGCGCCTCGGCGATTTCTTTTGCGTTGCTCGAAATGCTGATCTGCATGTTGCCTCCTACCGCCGTCCTGCGAAGCCGATGGAACGCAGGTGCTTCGGGCCGCAAATCGGGCAGACAAGTTCATCCTGCGCCGTCAGCCAGACGTATTCCCAAATCCCGTCATCCGCTTCCATCAGCGACACCCAGCACCGGCAACGCGGGTGCGCTGGTGGGCGCTCCGACTCCGGCGGGCGGCGATTGAATCCCGCCTGCTCGTAGAGCGTAAAGCTGCCTTCTGCATATGCCCTCGTCGCCTCGGTTATGGCGATTGCCGCCGCACGATCCTGGCCGAAGATCGGCGTCAGGCTGTCGATGAGTGCGTCGAGCGGTTCGCCGCTTTCGACCCAGCGCATGACTGCATCGCTCAGCATCCGGCGGCTATTCTCGTTGAGCAGACTGACCAGGCTGTAGCTGTACTGCTGCGCCCACGTCCTGGCGGCCTCATTTGCCAGCCGCCAGTTAACGCCGACGTCGATGCTTTCCAGCTTGTCGAACGTAACACGCACGCCACGACCGGCGGAGTCACGCAGCAGCACCTCCAGCGCCTCGCGCAGATCGTCGTCTTCCGTCGGAATCAGCCGCTCGACGTTGTTGAGCCGCTCCGGATCGAGGTTTTCCACCACGGCGGCACGCTGACGACGCAGCGCATCCTCGATGGATGCCTGATGCGTGCTAGCCAGGTCACCGATCTCATCGCCCTCCGACTCCGGGTCGTCCGGGTCGGGCAGCAGGATCATGCGATTGCTACGGATAGCCGCGCCAAAAGGGATGGGCGGCGTTATCCGCCAACCCGCCTCCTTTCGCTGCATCCAAGCGTGGCGATGCGCTCACTGCATCCACCGGCAGATCGGGCATGTACGCCGCCACGAATGCCCGCGGGTCAACGGTGGCGCCGATCTTCTGCAGCGCCTGCGCGCTGATGTCGGCAATCTGCGCCTGGCGGTGCGGGTCGTTTTTGCGCAACGACGGCCACCAGACGGTGTAAGCTCCGGAAGACGGCGGCGGCAACACGCCGAGCCACAGCAGCCGGTTGACGAACGGCTCGATGATGACCGGCGCCAGGTGCTGGCGCTGGCGTGCTTCGATGAAGTCGATCCAGTTTTCATCGTCCTGAGTGCTCGCCAGTTCTCCGCGCTCGCTGCCGGTCAGTTTGCGCAGCGGGATGCCGGTGGCGGCGGAGATCAGGCGCAGTGCGTTGGTGATGGCGCCGGTCGGGTCTTGAAGCTGGCTGCTCAGCGTCGTGGCTTCGTAACCGTTGACCTCCAGGAAGCGGCGCAGGCCATGCACAAACTCGTCGATCTGTTCTTGCCGCTGCTCGGCGCCGTCGTCGCTTAACTCGTAGCCGTCACGCGTGCTGAAGATGTAGCCGGGCTGCATGACCGTCCAGCCAGCCTCGCCGGTGGCCGCCATGATCTTCTGAATGTCGATCAGGCGATTCCATACCGGCTCCAGCGCCGGAGTGCCGAACAGGTCGTTCGTTAACACGCCATCTGCCACGTGCAGGCAGCGTGTCCAGTGCGCACGCAGCGTCGTTTGCTGTCCAGATTCGATGCTGACCAACTCGTACAGCGTCGGCTTGCCGTAGCGCGGCGACGTGCGATCCGTCTCCCAACCCACGATGCGGGCGGAGCCTTCATCGTACACGCTGACAAAAAGCAAGTCGCTTATGTCACGCAGACTGTTTGCTTCCGCCGGTTCCTCTGGCGCTTTGCCGTCGTTGAGACCGAAGAACAACACGGCGTAGCGCCCGATGCGGCTGACCAGGTCGAGCCGAGTCAGCGGGTGGACGATGCCGGGCCTGGTCTCGGCGTCGTCTCGGGCGGAATTCACCAACCGCAGCCAGGCGTTAGTGAACGGCGTCCCCTCCGCACCTTCCGCCGTATCGATGCCGTCGAGCAGCGTCGGCGGGTAGCGCCAGGCTTCCACGACCGGCGCTGAGACGATGCGCTGCGCAATGTCTTGCCGCTGGAAGCACGCCAGGTACTGCTCGAATCTGATGCTTTTGTCGTAGCCAGCCGCAGCGTACACGTCGCGGCGTTTGTTGCCAAACGTCAGCAAGCCGTACTGCTGCGCCAGATTCAACCGGTCACTGAGGACGCCATTTGCACGCAAAATCGCCATGTTTCACCTCACTTTCGCAACCTTGCGGCTGCCGACTAACTTGTTGAATGCTCCCGCGCTGGCGTCCACCTGGTCAGCAAACTGGCCGTTGGGAAACGCCGTCAACTCGTCAATGTACGCACTGTTCCATGCGCCGCGAACCAGGAACACGTTCAGCGCTTCGCATTGCGCCGCAAACGGCTCAGCCCGTGTCTGCTTGTCGCCGCTGACCGTCTCTTTGTGAGCGTTGAATCCCGCCAGCATCCGCACGGTGTTCTCGGCGCTTTCTTTGCCGCCGCTGCCCGGCTCCTGCTCCAGCCAGATTTCAACGTTGCCATACAGCGCAGCGTCCGTCTCGGCGGTTTGCCGGATTATGCGCTCACGTTCCAGCGCGCTGTACTGCCCGCGCACGACGTGCTCCACGTAAAAGCGCCCGTCGGCGTCGCGTGCCATCAGCACGCCCGCCGTTGCTGCGCCGCCTCCGGCAGTGCCCGCCTTGTCCCAGTAGCGCACGCGCTTCGCCTGACGCGGCGCAGCGTCCACGACCTGGAACCACGAGCGCTTGAACATCGCCCCTTCCGCCGCCGTCGGCGCTCCCTGGTACTCCGCGGCGAACACACGTTCGCCAACGTCGCGCCGGATGCTGGTCAGCGCCTGCACGCTGTAGCGCCGTGGGGCGAGCGCTTCACCAGGCTGGCGGTTGAGCGGGTCGGGCAAACCAGCGGGCAAGCCGAGCCGTTGGTTGATGTAGTCTCGATCCTCCTGCGTTTCAGCCAGCGCAGGCAGGCGCAGCACCTCCCATTCGCCGCCCTGCTCCCGCAGCAAACGACCGGCGAGGTCGTCTTCGTGCCATCTTGTCATAATCAGCACGATTGCGCCATCTTCCCAGATGCGTGTGCGGAAGGTGCCGCGGTACCAGTCCCACACACGCTCACGGTACGTCGCCGATTGCGCCTGTTCCCAATTCTCGAATGGATCGTCGATGATGCCGAGCCGTGCGCCGTGGCCGGTGACCGGCCCGCCGATGCCGACGGCCAGCAGCGAGCCACGCCGACCGGCAAGCTGCCATCTGGCGACGGAGCGGCTGTCGTTGCGCAGTGTCACCGGCTCGTCCACCGGCGACAAGTGGCCGAACAGTCGCTGAAATTCATCCGATGCAATGATGTCACGCACCTGGCGTGACTTGCTTTCGGCCAGTGCTGCGCCGTAGGACGTGACAATCACCGGATCGTCGGGGTGCTTACCGAGCCAGAAGGCGGGCAGGCGCACGCTGACCAGTTCGCTTTTGCCGTGCTGCGGAGGGGCAAAAATCATCAGGCGGCGCAGCTTGCCAGCGACAACACGGTCGAGCGTCGAGGCGATGAGGCGGTGAACGGGTTCGGCGACGTACTGCGGATAGGTGAAAAGAGTGAAGTCGAGCAGGTGGCGGCGGGCATGACGCCGCGCCAGCACTAAGTCGGCGGCAATGGCAATTTCCAGGTCAATCCGCCTGCTGTGCAGTGTCGCCGCCACCATGTAGCCCTCTTCGCACAATGGCTTCCAACTCGGCGTCGCTCAACTCGTTGAGTTGCCGAATGTCCACGCTGGCGGTCGTCTCGCTGCGTGACTTGCGCGCTGTCTCGATGCCAGCGCGATCCAGGATGGCGATGGCGGCACGCAGCACGATTGCAGCGTCCTCGTGGCTAAGTTGCTGCACGAGCTTTCCTGCTGCCACAGGCGATGCCAGCGCCAGGCGGTGTGCGGCCCTCTGCAGCGCCTCCAGCGCCTGCTCGGATTGCCAGCGCTGAGCGATGTCGAGGACTTCGTTCAGCACGGACACGAAATTTTCATTCTTGCTCCAGCTTGAGTAATACGAAATGCGACTGCCGGTGTCTGGCCGGTTCAACGCTGACTCGACGGAACGGCCCGACAGCTTCGCATCAACAACTGCGATGATCGTGTTGCGCTTTTTGTTCTTGTGCGGCGGCAGCAACTTATCCAGCGCCGCCGAGGCCATTTCGATCCACTCGTCAGCTGCCATCGTTCACCAACTCCGGCGTCTTGCCGGTTGCCTGCGACCAGCGCTCGCAAATGACTGCGATATACTCTGGCACTAATTCTATCGCCCTCACGCGTCGCTCTGTATTTTCGCCTCCGATCACAGTCCATCCAGCGCCAGCAAACGGGTCGATCACAATATCGCCCATCTTGCCGAATTCGGTCATCAAAAATGCAGCAAGCGCTGCCGGTTTTTGTGTGGGATGCCACCTACGTCCTCGTTCAGAATCACGGAGCATCCCGTTCCACCGATGCCTAAAGACTTTAGCAGCCCGATTTACGTTACTCCATGCCAGTTCACAATCAGCGAAATTCCCTGTCGTTTCCTTATCCCATACTACCCAACATGGCGAGGCTTTCAATACTTCAGAATAATAATTCGCACCAAACCAAAATTGCGCAGCTTGAGGATACGCATTCAAATAAAATGTCACAGCCCGGATCGCCGTGTCTGTTGTTTCATCCCCCACGATCGGCATATATTTGCCAACGTCAACAACGCGCGCGGCTCTATTGGAGCCGCGCACGTTGCTCGATCCAAAAGGCTTGGCGCCCCCAATGGCGCCGAGCCTTTTGTTTTTTTGATACTCCTCGATTGCGTAATGCCCGTGGCGAAGGCGATAACCTTCGCCACCGCCAACATAACCTTTTCTGCGCCCTTTCTTCCCGCCAGAAGGAATCATGCCCGCAGCGGATTCTCCGCCGCCAACGGATACGTTGGCGGCGACGATGCTCAAGCCGTAGGGAGGGTCTGCGATCACCATATCCGCCTTCTCCCCCGCCATCAAACGCTCCACCACCGCCGCATCGGTGCAATCGCCGCAGATCAGCCGGTGCTCGCCGAGCTGCCACAGCTGGCCAGGCTCCACGCGCCATTTTTTCCGCAACTCTTCCGCCCGGTCGATCTGCGGCTCAGCGTCAACGATGCCACGCTGTTCGCCGCCGACTTCCGCCAGCAGCGCCGCAAATTCGGCGTCACTGTATCCGACCGCCTCCAGCAGTTCGGCGTCTACGTCTTTGATTTCTTCCAGGATGGCGGCCAACTGCGCCATGTCCGGATCGCCCTGCCGCGCAAGTTCGTTGTCTGCGGCTACATACGCCAGCGCCAGGTGCTCCGGGTAATCGTCTGGCAGCACATCAGCACGGATGTGCTGCCAGTTCAACGATTTCGCCGCTTCGACGACGCCGTGACCCGCCAGGATGGTCGAACGCCACACGACGACGCTGCGCACCTGGCCGAACTTGCGCAGGCTTTGCGCCAGCTTGCGCACCTGTGCCGCTGGGTGGCGGTTGTAGTTACGAGGATGTGGCGCAAGGTCTGCCAGCGCCACCATCTGGTTGGTTGGACGTACAATTTGTATCATATTTATGTCAATGGTACGACAAAATCGCTGACAATGCAATACCTTCACACGTCGCCGTTGAGCGCAGCGATCTGGAGACGCAACGCAGCCATGTCGGAGCCTGCCACCGTGACGGTGTCGCCTTTGAGCAGCCGGATGTAGGCATCGGCGGGCGAGGCGCAACGTTCACGCGGGTAGCTTGTTTGGCGTATCTCCAACGTCAGCCGGTCGTTGACGATCACTGGTTTGCATTGGTACGCCGTCGTGATGCCGCCTGCAACTGCCATGTAGTTCCTCCTTCAGTAAGTCCCAGTCGTCGAGCGATACCCACGCCGCTTTGCCGTCCGTCAGCTTGCGGCGTGCTCGCTCTAGCGTGTCGATGCGGACGTGGTAGATGTTGACTTTGCGAGCCGAGCCGTCGGGCGACACGGCTACGCACTGGACGTAATCATCCGACGTTCTGGCCATCCTGCGCCTCCTTCGCCAGCGCAACGATTTGCGCAACGCGTGCCACCGTGACCTGGCCGGTGCCGAGTTCGAAGACACGCCAGCCAAGCGCAGTGGCGGCGTTGACCTTGTCACGGTCTGCCAGGTAGCCCTTCCCGCGCGTGTGCCGTCCGTGCGTCCACGTGCCGCCGTTGATCTCGATGGCGATCTTCGACGGCAGGTGTGCGTAGTCGAAGCGCCATCTACGGGTTGGATGAAAGCGGTACTCGGTGGCGAGTTCCGGTCCGCCACAGATGCGCCAGATACGTTCAAATTGCTGCGCCAGGCTTTCTTTCGCCACGGTTGGTGGTGGCGGTGGTGGTGGCGCAATGTCGCCGACAACCCGAAGGTCTGGGTTGCTGGCGAGGATGCGTTGCAGTTCTGCCTCCGTCATGCGTTGCCCTCCCGCGGCAGGTGCTTGCGCTCGAATGCCGCACACGTGTCGCGCAGAAGTTGTTCTGCGTCCCAGTCACAAGTACTGCAGAAAAGCGCCCAGGATTCCAGCGCGGCGTCAAGTTTTTGCGGGCCGTATGTCAACTCCCGCAGCACGTCGAAGACCGTACCGCCAATTGCAAGACTGTATGCAGGCCGGGTGCGCTGAATGATTGCCGATGCAATCATGTAGCCCGCCTGACCCCACTCTTGCATCGGCGAGAGTTGCTTGTTGTTGTTGCGCTTGTCGTCGGGACGATCCAGGCGCAATAAAGCATCGAGGTATTCGCCGATCTCGGTGATGGCGTAAAGAATGCAGTCCTTCGCGCTGGGCAGCGGGAAGTATTCAGCGGTGCGCTGGCGACTCTCTCGCACAATGGCAGTGAGTTCGGCAACGCTCTTGCCTGTGCGTTCGTCATGTTGTTCTGTCGTCAAAAAACCTTCCTGTTCCAATTCGGCGATGCGGTCAAAGGTGCTCATGTGTTGGTGTCCTTTCTCGATACTATATCAAATCGCTGCGCTGTGTGCAGCTTCCCAAAACACACGTTCAGATGTAAGCCAACGGTCCGGCGCCACCCTGACCAGCGCATCCTGGCCATGCTCAAGGCGTCTCGCCAGGCGATGGAACTCTTCGGCGACGCTATCATCCAGGCCGTGGAATGTGTGCGCCGACAGGTAGAGATTTTCCAGCAGCAACTCCAGGCCGCCGAGGTCGTCATCGAGCGCTTTGGCAAGCGCTGAGACGACAAACTTACCGAGGATGCCCTCCCGCAGCAGAGCGTTGGCATTTTTGCCATCCGGCGACAGCACGACGCGCGCGCCAGGCACTTGCGCCGCAATGCCCTGCGCCATTTCCGTGCGATTCGCCCAGACGAACGTACCGTAAAACTGGCGGAAGGCCTCGATTGCCGCCGGTGAAAGTTTGGCGCTTTCGTGGCCAAAGCTGACTACGTCCACGCCAAAGTCATGCGACATATTGGTGCCGCCGCACGCCTGCCAGATACTCATGCAATTGAACTCGCCCTCCACCAGCAGCAAGAAGCGTTCACGACGTTTTGCTGTCGCCGCAACCAACTGGCCGCCGAAGAAACGGCCCGCAAAGCTACTGCCCGTTTCAGCCGAAAACTTGGCCTTGCACGGCGGCAGGAAGCGATAGCGCACACCGACCGTTCGCCCGGATGCGAGCCACGGGATCACGATAGCTGGCACTTTTTCTTTGCCGCCAGCGCCAGGCACAGGGACGTCTGGCCGGTAGCCGAGCTTGTACGCCAGCCAAGTTTGCGGCTCGATGCCGAGGCTCTCCAGGTAGTCCTGCCCCGGCTTTCCGGCGTCACGCCACAACCGTGCGTGCGACTCCTCAACGATAGCGTCAAAGTTCATGGCAGTATGTCCTTTCTGCAGCCTTGCCGCAACAATTCGTTTCCGGCCTGATTCCTCGCTGCATTGCGCAGCGATTTTGTGAACAGTTCAGCTTTCGCCAAATCCTCGCTAGAGGCGCTAGAAGCGCCTTTTGGTGCATTTACGTGGGAATATACTGCATCGCTCGTAAAATGCGATTCTGGCCGCCCTGACGCCCGACGGCGGGCATTCTGCGATGCGAGCCATGCACGGATTTCGGCACTCCGTTCAGCAACCAGTTTTTGCACCAGCGGCGACACGTTGTCACCATACGCCACGACGGTGTCGCCGTGCACCTCCAGCGTGACGCCATGTGTTACCAGGAAATTGGCGAAGTTGTGGACGCGCCGCTGCTGCGCATCCACCACGGCGCAGATGGCGTCGTAATCGTAGCTGGCCAGCGGGAAGGCGGCGAACAGCCGGTCGGCCTGTTTCGCTGGCACGTACCAGCAGCGATCCGCGGCGCTAAACGTTGCGCCGGGGATCGTCTTGGCGGCAGCTACGCATTGCGCATGCTCCGCCGCGCTGGCGTATTTCCAATCCAGAGCGAGCGTGCCGTCGTGCGCGGTGACTACTTTCGCTTCCACGTGTTATTTCCCCAGCGAACGAACGTTCCAAAACGAAGATTCCAAGTGCAGACAGTGCAGACAGTGCAGACAGTGCAGATAGTTGCTATATTTACTATGTAACCCTTTACGCGTATTTTTCATTCTACCCATACGTACTTTTTCTTAATTGCATCTGCACTATCTGCACTATCTGCACTAAAAAGATCGACTTGCAAGCATTCGCTACTGCGCTTGGGATGCTTTTAGCGCCAAACCATCGTAATACGTTGCGCCGTTGCTTCTTCGACCGCTAATCCCCCAGTGCTGGCGCAGCGCTCTGGCAAGCGCCCTAGCCTGCGCGCTGTCGCTACCGCGTGAAAGCCCGGCGTAAGTGCGCAGCTTCTCTAGAATGTCGGATGATGTATGGCTCCATCCGATATTCCCGGCCTTTGCAGGGTTGATTACGTAAACCTTGGAAAGTGCGTCTGCGTAAATGTCCGGGCCGGTGTGCGCTTCGGCATTCTGCGCCCGCACCTGCACCTCTTCAGGCGTCAGGCGGTACGCCATCGGATCGCACCTATAGATGTGCACTGCCTGCGCCCAAATTTGGTTGATGTCGATTTTCTTGGCATAGTCCCAGTCGATGGACACCAAGTCAACCACCACGAAGCGGCGGTTTCCGGTTGAGTCCAGCAAAAAGCCCGCCCCGTCGGGATTGACGGTGCCGATGTAGCTAGCAATGGCGGGCTTGATCACGTCGAAATGGGCATATGGTCGTCGCTCCTGCACTTCGGCGGTCGTGATGAAACTTTTCAGCGCCTCAACGTCCGCCCGCCGTGTGGTGGCGCCGAGTTCGCTGATTTCCCATACCCAGGCGCGCGTTCGACGCAAGCTGCAATCTTTGTTGTCTGGATTGATGCTGCCCTCGACGCTATAATTCGGCAGCGGGCAAAGCCATTTGGCGAAGTGGCTTTTGCCCGCATCCTGTGCACCTGCCAGCACCAAAACAAAGTTGCTGCGTGCTGCGTTGGCGTCGCCGTAAATTTTCGCCACCGATCCGACAATCCACCGCAACAGGAAAGCGTGAAAAACGCTGCGCCGGTAGCCCAACTCGTAGGTTATCGGCTCGTGCGCGTCCTTGAAGTATCCCGCCAGCGCCTTGATGTGGTCTTCTTCGTCCCACTCCAGGCCGTCGAGGTACTCCCTCAGCGGGTGCCGGCGTTTCTCGGCAGCAATCGCCAGCACAGCATCGTCAAGTGCGGCAAGGCGTTTGTCGTGCGCATATCCGTTATCTCTAGCTCGCATTCGTAGCCTAGCATGATCCGCATCCGTCCAGCGCTTATCACCATTCCAGATGCTGTCATCCAGGTCATTTAGCCAAAAGTCGTACCCCCATTTGGCCAGGTCTTCGGCGATATGCGCACTGATCATCATCGCATTGGCGAATTGTGCCGCTTCCTCTTGCAGGTTTAGGATTACCTCAGTCGGCACACCCGCCTTCGCCATCTCCTCCCAAAACGCCGCCGCATCCGCTTGGTCTAGCCGTGCGATGCGCCGGATGTGTTTCTGCGCCCATGCTTCGATTTTGTCCGGCTGTAGCTTCTTGATTTGCTTTAGCATTTCAGCGATAGACATAGCGGATGATTCCCTCCAGTTCGCCCCGCGTTGGGCGATCTTGCACGAGATTAATGATTTGTCCTACGAGTTGCTCGGCCACGATTGCCGGAGCGCCTGCTTCCTTTAGCCGAAAAGCCAGCCGTAGTGCGGTGTTGTGGCGATGGCCTTGCTGTGCATCCTGTATTGCCCATTCCAGCAGTCGGCGCCATGACTGCGCCGTCTTGATGTTCGCGCTGACACACTGCGCAGCCAGCGCCCGACGCTCTTCTTCCTGAGCGATAGCAGGCCGCAGCACTTCAGCGATGGCCTCCAGGCTATATTGTCGATCTGAGAATTCGATGATGGATACAGTGCGCGGAGGGTCGTACTTGTAATTGCGCGTGCCGGGGAGTCTCAGCACGCGACCAAGGTCTTTTGCCGCCGGATCAGCGTGGACAATGGCATCCACCCACAGCCGCTGCGCACGCTCCATTTTTGCTCGGCGCTCCGGCGTCGTAATCGCCACCGGCTTATCGAAAAGCCAGTAGGCGTGCACGCCACCGCCGGTGGCGACGAGGATGGAGGGGCGCAGCGGCAGCGTTGCAATGTGCGCCATGACGCCATCCATGCCGCCGGCCTGGTGCTTGGCGTCGAAATCGGCGTAGAGGCATCCGACTGCGCCGACCCGCTCGGCGTTCTGGCCGCTGCGTTGGCTAGCGGTGCCAGCAGAACGCAGCGGGTGCACGGAGAAATACACGTCGTGCCATCCCGCCGGTGGCGGTGGAGGCGAAGCGGCGTAGACCCAGAGGCTCTCACCGCGCCGCTTCGTGTCGTCAGGCGTGGGGCGCCAGTAGTAGCCGTATCTTGCGCCCCGCCATAGGCGCTGCAAGAAGGCGGCGCATTCCGCTTGCGTGTTCACGCTGGTTCTACCTCCTCGACCAGTTCTTCGACTGGGCAGTCGAGGACACGGGCGATAGCAAACAGCGTATCGGCGTTCAATCCGTACTTGCCACGCAGCAGATCGTACATGCCACTGTCGGATACCCCTACGCGCCGTGCGAGTTCACGGCGTGTAGTGATTCCACGCGAGTACATGAGCGACATAACCTTGTTCTTTTTTAGTCTTAGCATGTGTTTTCCTCCTGGTCATAGCGTACACATTTTCATTGCTATTGTCAATATTTTTCTGTAAATTTGTGCAAGAAAAAGCAAAATTATCTATTGACAAGTCGCTAAAATTATGATATTATAGAGTTGCAAGCGATAAGTCAACCATACACCCGCATACACCCGGCAAGCCCTGAGAGCCGGGGGAAGGGGCAAAGGAGGAAATATGATAATCGAGGCGTATAAATTCGATGTCAATTCTTTAATTGACAAGATTAAAAATTCTTTGAATCTCCTCGGAGTCGGAGACGAGCTCCGGCTCATGATCGCCCCCAATGTTGGGGGCGAATTGGAAGTTGTGGTCCTGGACAACGCCGCTCTGGCGTTCCGGTACCAGGACAATGAAATAGCACTCCCGTGGCAAACAGGAACCCCCCAGGACGTCGCCAAAGAGGCGATGTCCTGGATGGGTTTGAATTAACAGGAGGTCAAAATGAATGACTTTCAAGTAGGATACTACAAGTATCTCACTGGTGCCAGCGAATCGCAATGCACCAGCGACGCCCAAATCGCTGGATGGTACGAGGCGCTGCATCAGGAAGTGCAGCGCCGCTCGCAGGCTCGCCGCCCCGGCCTCTTCCCGGTGCAGGAGTTCGAGGATGCGCCGGAGTTTCTCACGCCGGAGTCGTCCATCGAGGACGACTATGAGTGGATCAGATGGGGGTGCTAACATGTCCACGCAGCCCCAGCCCCAGCAACAGCAACAAGACGACGAACAGATTGGCCGCCGCGCGTTTTTCGCCGGTCGGCCAGTGACGGCGTGCGTGAACGACGCGCAGGTGCGCGGCTGGCAGCAGGCGGCGCAGGATGCGCGGCGCATCATCGTTCAAGAGTGGCGCGCCGCCGAAGAGGCGGCGCAGTCGAACAAGGAGAAATGCTATGACAAACAGCGATTCGTACCCGCAGACGGTTTCTGAACTCTATCCTCGACAATGGATGAACGTCGAGGACTTGGCCGGGAAGAGAAAACTGGTCAAGGTCGTGGGCGTTTCGTTCCACGACTTTCAAAAGCCAACGGGCGAAAAAGAACGGTCAGCCATCCTGCACCTGGAGGGCGAGTCATTGCGGCTAATTATGAATAAAACTCGCTGCCTGGCGATGGCGAAGATCGTCGGCAGCGAGCGCTTTGCCGACTGGCCGGGGCACGAGATTGTCCTTGCGCCGGGGCGGGCGAAGAACGGCAAGGATACCATTGCTATCTTACCGCCTTCTGCCGCTCCGCGCCACCAAGCACCGGCGAACACTGCACCGGCCAATGCTGAATCACTGCCAGAGGTCGTGGCGTCGTGGCAAAAGCCGCAGGACGCTTACGACTGGGCGATTTCCGTAGGCGCGTCGGAGAATGAGTTCTCCGCCCGCGCCGCTTTCGCCAAGGCCGTGGACGCCCACGGCGGGCGGCTAACGCGGCAGAACGCCAGCGCCGTCTACCTGGCGTTCTACCAAGAACGCCTAAAGCGCGCCGAGGAAAAGAAGGCAGCGGCGCAGGCAGAGGTCGCCAACTTGACGCTCGACCTGGTCGAGGCCATGTCGCCGGATG